AAACCTTTTATGCTGTCCACATCGTAGCCGAAATTATCGCAAAAGTCCTGATGTGTTCCGGGGTCGTACCAGGTAAGGCAAGATAGCACATCGTAGGCGGTGGGGCTTACGCTTTCGGCTTTTAGTGAGTTGTGGATACTATCTCCGAATGTGCCGGAATATCGCGCTATTTGTGCGCGCCCATTGCCCAGGTTACCCGTTTTGCGCGATATCGTAAAGCGGTAGACATCCCGCCTGTCTTTATCGTCCACAAAATGCAGCTTGTAGGCAATAAATTTAATGCTAAACCTTACGCCCATGTCCTGAAGTGCCTTTTCTGTATCGTTCATGATTTTATTCCTTTTCCAGTTTGTTTGTTTCCGGGGTAAAATATCGTGCTGTGTAGCCGACGCATTTGCCGGAGTGGTCGCGCATAGGGGCGGTTATAAAATAGCGTCCGTTTGGTAATTTTCGGACGGAAAAATCCTTCAATGTTTGATGGAAAAACTTTAGCGTTTTTCTTTCAAAAAAGTACGGGCTGCTTTCTTGAGTAAGGTATTTTATGTCGTAGATTGTAAGGCGTTTTGGTTTCATCATAATATTATTTCCCCTCTGCTTTTGCGATTGCGGCGCGCAGATTTTCTGCTATGATACAAATATTACGTTCCGGCGGGTATTTTTTATCAAGCATAAACAGCGCGGCCTGTGCTGCCGCCAACAGCTCTGGCGCGGCGGCTATTAGTGCGGCGTTATCATATCCACGCAAGCCAGATACGGCAGCAATAAGTAGTCTCCCTTGTGGCTGTCCCGGCATTTTTGTAACTATATTTGCCTCTGTTCCGTTTCTGCGTATTTCCCACGGCCCCGGCATGTGCTTCGTTTTGTTTTCCATTGTCTTTCCCCTTTGTCTATAATGTACTGATAAGATATTATACCTTATATTAGGGTTTTGTCAAGGTTTATTTTTGCAATCTTTTTTATAATTATCTGTATCAGTAATAGAGTAGTAATTATGATTTATGGCCCTTCGGTAATGAGGAGATATTATTCTGGCAGTCCGGTTGTATAACTGATAAATAGTCATTAGATACCATAACGAAGGGGGGAGTGATAATCTGTTGCCATGCCTCAATATTGGCCCGGCGTTTGCGTTGTGGTGGCGTTTGATTGTTCGCGCTTTTGGGCTGATTGGTTTGGTTTTGGCGGCGCGGTTCCGGGCTGCGGGGATTGGTAGCGGTAGAATATTTTATCAGAGCTTCCGGTCCTCTTGATGATTTATTCTTGTTACTTGTTATAGATTATGGGTGTTCTGTGCGGTTGGTTTTGATTGTTGGGGTTTTGGGGAATCCGGCGCAATCTCTTAAAAAGTTCAGTAAATATAAGCACTTTTTCATATTATCCGTCGGATAGTAATATATAACTAGCAGTACATAGCTATGGTTGCTATTTGTCAAACGCTCCAGGATGCCCCACAATCAATTATTATACGTTAGGTGGTGTGTAGCTATGCCATATTATACCAATGTCTGTATAGTAAGTGTCAATATGATAGCGTAATGGGTATGGGTAGTATGGCCTGGCTCTGTTCGGCGTCGGCTGTGCTGATACATTATTTATACCTATTAGAGTGTCAGAGTTCCGGGGTTTGGGCATGTACTGATAAGATATTTATAGCGTTTGGGTTGGATGGATTCGGTAATGAGCAAATATTTATACTGGCTGCTCTGGCTGCTGGCCCCGGCTCATGGCTCCCACGCCTTAAGGCCCACAATGCCCGGCAAGCCGTGATAGTAGGCGGCGCGGGTCTATGCTCAAATTCGGGCGGATGGCTCAACATGGCCTAGCCTGGGCTTGCTGGCGTAGCTTGTAGTAGGTGCAGGGGATTGCCGCCGGGGGCTATCCATTGCCTATATGCCAGTCTGTATAGTGCTGCCCGTCGCAGACCCCCCCACCCCCTGGCCTATCGCCGTTTCTATACCCCCTCCCCTCGTTACGCCTGCCGAAATCCGAACTCGTTTTCCCCTGTTCCGAGCCCCTGTCATTTCTGACTGTGCTGGTAATTTCTGACCCATTCAAAAAAATAGGGCGTTGCGCTACGCGCTTTAAGTTAAGAGCCATTGACAGTTCGGCGCGGGCGTGGTAGAATGACGGTATGGATGAGCCAGTGATATTTGACAACGCTGCCATGATGGCCCTGTTCTGTTGGGTATTGGCCGCTGTTATCTTGTTCCTGGTCTCTTGGCTCACAGGGGTTATATGAGCGAGGAACAGGAACTCCAGACGGTTGAGGAGAAGGAAAAGAGCTTCGAGGAACAGCTCAAGGTTCTGGTGGAGAAGCGGTCGCTGAAGAAGCTGAAGGCGGTTATTGAGTATCTGGAGAAGGTGGCGCTGGACGACGATTTGACGGAAACAAAGATGGGCAACATGGGTAAAGACAGAATACCGTTTAAAGTTCCGATAAGCCACGATACCCGCGTTGCCGCCGCAAGGGCCTGGAAGGACATGGTTTTGGACAAGGCCCTCAGCAACAAAAAAGTCAAAGAGACAGCGGTTAAAGAGGACGAACTGGATTTTAAGAAGGTTCTTGAGGGCATAGGGAAGGAACTGGCAAAGCAGAAGGCGAAGCCGCAGGCCAAGATTATTGAAGCCAAGGTCGTACCGGAGATTCCCATTGAGCCGTCAAAAGATTGAGGTCTGCTCGTCTGAGCAACTAAAGCGCGTCATCACGCACCTGTGGGACAACCGCCTAGATTTCGCTAAGGAAATCATAGGCATGAAGCCAACGGACCAGCAGGCCGAAGCGCTTATCGCGCTTGACAGCCATGACGAGGTGGCGCATAAGGCCGGACACGGCATAGGCAAAAGCGCCATCAGCGCCGCGCTTATCCTGCATTATATGAGTTGTCGGCCATTCCCTAAGATTCCCTGTACCGCCCCAAGCCGACACCAGCTTCACGATGTGCTTTGGTCTGAACTTTCCAAGTGGCATAGGAGCATGAAGTCCAGTGATGTCGGTAAAATGTTTTCAGATATGTGCGTGTGGCAGAAGGAGAAATTTTTTCATAGAGACCACCCGGAAGAATGGTTCGCAGCCGCCCGTACAGCCACGAAGGAGAACCCGGAAGCGTTGCAGGGTTTCCACGCCGAGTATGTGCTGAAGATAACCGACGAAGCCTCTGCCATTCCTGAAGATGTCTTTGATGTCCTTGAAGGCGCTCACGGTATGCAGGAGACCAAGTTGTATATGCCGGGAAACCCGACACGGCTTGAGGGAACATTTTACAACGCCTTCCACAAGAGCAAGGAATTCTATTACCGCATTTCTTCGTCAACACTGGACAGTCCTATCGTGCCTGAAAATTACGCCCGTAAAATGGCGGCGAAGTACGGCAAGGATTCCAACATTTACCGAATACGCGTACTCGGAGAATTTCCGAAGCAAGACGGAGACAGTTTCATTCCGTTTGACCTCGTTCAGTCCGCGCTTATACGAGAAGGAATTGACGACGATTTAAGTTATCCTCTCGTCCTTGGTGTTGATGTGGCCAGGTATGGCGACGACGATACCGTGATACTGCCCCGGCGCGGTAACAAAACCTACGAGTATAAAATCCTACGGCATAAGAACACGATGGAGACCGTTGGTGAAGTGGCTCGTCTGGCTAACAAGCTGAAGCCCAACATGATTTTTATTGACGTTATCGGAGTCGGAGCCGGTGTTTACGACCGCCTTAATGAACTCGGCTATCCTGTAACGCCAGTAAACGCCTCTGAATCACCCGCCACACAGCCGGACATCTACCGCAAGCAGAGAGACGAGCTTTGGGGCAAGTGCCGGGACTGGCTTGAGTCCAAGCACTGCCGTATTTGGGATAACGATTCAGATGATTTGTCGGGGGAACTCACAACACCGAAGTACAGCATAGTCAACGGAAAATTCGTCATTGAGTCCAAGGAAGAAATGAAGAAGCGAGGCGTGGCTTCTCCCAACATAGCTGACGCGCTGAACCTGACATTCGCGCTTCCCTCAAGCGAAATCATGCCTGTTGACATTGTTGATAATAACAGTGTACAATCTGAGCAACCATTTGACGCGGAGGCGGGTTACTGATGAATGAGGGAACAGTAGGCGCGGTTTACAAAGGCACAGATTCCGACGCAACTCTGCAAGGCGAACAGCCGCAGGGCAGGCCCAAATATCCCAAGGACAATATCTCCGCCGGATGCCCGCTTTCTTCGTACATCAACACGATTTTTGAGGAATTCAAATCTTCCAAGAAGCCGTTTGAGGATATTGCCGAGGAGTGCTGGTACAATTTTCTCGGACAGTATCAGTCAAATCTTAACTGGCGCACAAAGGAAGGCGAGGGGAACCGCAGCAGGATTTTCATAAAAATTACAACTCTGAAATGCCACACGGCCCACGCTAAAATCGTGGACGCTCTTGGTCATAAAATTCCGTTCAGCCTTGAGTGTGTTCAGGATATAGACTACACCAAGATTCCGCAGGAGAAGCTCAAGGAAATAATCTTCAAGCGTTCCGAAATTCTAGCCAAGAATCTTGAGGCAATAAAGGCCAGAGACACTCTGGACACCGCGATTCTTACCGACACTATCTTCGGACTGTCCACAATCAAAGGCCCGATACTCACCACCGTAAAGAAGTCGGTGATGAAAGAGCGCAACCTCATGGGAATGTCGGCTGACCAAGTTGACCCGTCCCTGCGCCGGTTCGATGTCGAGACCATAAATGAGCCGGTGTTCGTCATTGACCATGTTCCGTGGTGGGAATACTATGTGGATGCGAACGCCAAAACTCCCAAGGATTCCATAGGCGAGATTCAGTTCAAACGAATGTTGCCAGGCGATTTACTGCAACTGGCTGAGACTCCCGGATATAACTCCGATGCAATTCGTTGGGTCGCTGAAACTGCAAAGTCCAATACTCCCGCAGAAGAAGAAAAGAAATATATACAGCTTGGCGACAACTACACCGGAAGCGCCGGAATAAAGGACAGCAGAATTTCCGTCATTGAGTATCAGGGTTGGGCCAAGGTCGGCATGTTGCGCGACGCAGGCGCGGATATACCGGAAGGTATGAACGACGAAAGCATGACAGAGTGCATGGTCGTTCTGGCCGGAGATGGAACGGTAATCAAGGCCGCCGTTAATCTGATTGGTATGCGCCTGTTCCATTCCTGCCCGTACAAAAAACGTCCACACTCTATTTATGGCTCAGGTGTTGCGGAACTAATGCGCGACTCGCAGAAGATGATAAACTCCTCTGCCCGCATGATTATTGACAACAAGGCGCTGTCTGGAAACGGCATGGTTGAAGTAAATCTCAACAGGATTGACACGCGCCGGACAACAGACCTGTCGGTATATCCGCGCAAGGTCTGGTACTCAAAAGGCGACGGTTCCGTGCCTGCCGTGCGTTCTGTGGCGTTCCCTGATGTAACTATGGGCCTGCGAGAGATGCTGGAGCTTTTCGTACGCTTTGCCGACGAGGAAACCGGAATTCCAAAGTATACCTCTGGAGAGCAGGATTCGTTTATGAACAAGACTGCTTCCGGCATTTCAATGCTCATGGGGCAGGCTAATGTCGGGTTCAAAACCGTCATGCGGAATATAGACGATTTCTGGATTGAGCCTATCGTGGAAGCCTTTGACAAACTCTACATGGCGCTCGGAATGTACCCGCAGGAATTAATGATTCCCCTAAAAATTTCCGCGTCCGGCACACAGTCCATAATAGCGCGTGAAATCGTAGTGGAGAACATTATGAAGCTCCTCCAGATTACCGCCAATCCGCAGGACGCGATGTTCCTGAAACGCCCTGAAGCGATACGCGAGGTCGCTACCCGTCTTGACCTGCGCGACTATGTGAAGTCCGAAGAAGAAATCAACCAGATTCTTACTATGCTCAACGAGCAGGGTAATAAAGCCGCAGATGAGCGTATGCGAGAGACCGTTGACATGGACAGGTTATATCCTTTCCTGACACGCGCAGAGCAGGAGCAGGTGCTTTTGAAACTCGGAGTGCAACCTAGCAATATTCCAGGTCCGATAACCAATCCTCAGCAGGTAGGTCCAGTGGAAAATACCCAAGGCACGGCCAGCATGATTACGCAGGCCGCTCAAGGGCAGCAACTCGGAGGCATGGCATGACCGATGGTGTTAAGAATCTCTTAGAAGAAGTGGAAATTCTAAAATCAGATGCAATTAACGAGATGTCAACAGCCGAAAAGATTGAGGATATTTTCCGGCTTCAGGGCAAAATTCAGGCTTATGGTATGGTGATTCACGCGCAAGACCAGTTGGAGATGGATAAAAAAAGTGCTGAAAATACTTGACAAATTTGGGTGTTTGATATAAAATACTCATAACTTGGACTACTGGCGCGAGCCAGCCCATAGGAGAAAAACGCGAAATGACGACTGAAAAAGACGGAGCCGGAAAGGACGCAAAGACGCAAGAGGAGCTTTACAACGAAGCATGGAATGATGCCGAGGTGGGCGAAGGGAAGCCGGACGACAAGAAGCCGGATAATCCTGAACCAGAGCTATCGGCGAAACCAAAGGACGAAGTAAAGCCCGAAGGCGAACAGACGGGACTACCTGAGAAACCTCAGACCCCGCCGGAAAATGCGGAACACGGCGATGCTCAGTCGGTGTTGAAAGCCTTGAAGGACACAAAGGCGTATGCCACGAAACTGGCCCAGGACAAAGCGGCTCTTGAAAAAGAAGTCGCTGAACTGAAAGCTGGACGTGGTTCGCAACAGCGTGTTGACGAGGCCAAAAATGCGCTTGGCGCGACGCTGGACGAAGTTACTGGTAAGGTCTACGAGGACTACCCGGAACTCAAAGGAGTTCTTGACCCTGTGATAGCCGTTACCAAAAAGCTTTCTTCAGAGATGGAGTCGCTCAAGAAGGCGACCGAAACTTCGCAAAAGGAACGCGAGGAGTCGGCTAAACGAGAGGAAGCGAAGCGCGAGTTTGAAACTGTCGTGAAACCGGCTATCGTAGCAGAGATACCGGACTTTGACAAGTTCATGGCCGAAAATTCTGACAAGCTCATAACATGGGGCGAAGCTCAGACCGAAGCCATCAAAACTGCGCTTTTCAGTTCCAAATCTCCCAAGGATATTGTTTGGGCGATAAATGAGTACAAGAAGTTCCTCGCTTCCGGGGACGCGGACAAGGCCAAGAAAGAGCAGGAGAAAAAGGCCGAAGCCATAAAAAATACGTCCGCAACGCTTCGTGGCGGCGGCTCAAAGCCACCTTTCCAGAGTCAGGATAAATCAAGCGCTGACGATTGGGAAGAAGCCGGTAAACAGCTTGAAAAACAAGGCATCAAATGATGCCATTCTTCTATGGAGAGTGAAATATGGATTACGGAGATATAAGTCCCCGGACAAATGTTTACGCCGACAGGCGTTTACTTGAACGGGCAAAAATCAACAACATTCTGGGTATGTTCGGACAGGTGAAAAACCTCCCGTCCCGCAGCACCCAGGTCATCTCGTTCCGCAGATACGAGAAGATAGACAGCACCCCTGTCGTGGTTCAAGAAGGCGTTACCCCTTCCGGCAAGACACTGAGCAAAACCGATGTGCCTGCCACGATTCGCCAGTACGGCGACTTCATTCGCATAACCGATGTCATTCAGGACACCCATGAGGACGCAGTTCTTCAGGAATCCGTTGACATTCTCGGTATGCAGGCTGGCGAGATGTGGGACAAAATCCGCTTCGGCATCCTGAAGGCAGGCTCCAACCTGCTCCGCGCCAATGGCACGGACCGCACGGACATAAACTCGGTAATCACAGCCGACCTGTGCCGAACAGCAGGACGCACACTCAAACGCCAGGAAGCCGAATACCTGCGCGAGATGATAGGCGCTGGCGCGAAAATCAGCACCTCGCCTATTCCCCCGGCCTATGTCGCGGTCTGCCACGCAGATGTCCAGCCGGACATTGAGCGCTGTGAGGACTTCGTGCCTGTGGAGAAGTATTCCTCAGCTATGGGTCTTATACCTGGCGAAGTGGGTAAAGTCGGACAGATTCGTTTCGCCATAGACAACAACTGCGTTCCGTTTGAGGACGCTGGCGGTCTACAGGCTGGTCAGGGTTATTCGACCCTTTCTACAACCGGAACTCGCTCGGATGTCTACCCGATTCTCATATTCGGGAAGAATGCCTACGGTATAGTTCCTCTGGCCGGTAAGGAGTCCGCTACGGTGCTTGTGGCGAATCCCAAGGCCACCGAGTCCGACCCCCTGGCACAGCGCGGAACCGTTGCGTGGAAGGGATGGACAACCGCAGTCATTCTCAACGATTACTGGATGCTGAGAATGGAAGTCGCCTGCAAAGGCTAATTCGTTTCCTCCTGTCCTTCCGTCGGGATAGGCTGGCGCGTGTGCCGGGCGGGGCGTTAAAACTCCGCCCGGCATGATAAAAACCAAGGAGAAGATTAATGACAGCTTCAACAAAGATGTTCGAGCAGGGCTATGTGGTAGGGGAAGTGGCTGGAACCGGAGCGACCCTCAAGGTGTCTCTGGGCTTCGTCCCCCGCCATGTAGAACTTTGGAACTCTGACGAGCTTGTGAAAATGTCCTATTTTAGAACACAGGACTCCACACCCACAGAGACCGAGAAAACCATGTACCTCACCAACAGCGCTTCCACCCAGATTGTCGCCCTTGCGACAGCTTCCGGCGTGGAGCAGTATGCTGGCGACGACGACGAGGCCCCAGGCTTCGTTATCAACGACACTTCCGTTATAAACGTGTCGGCTCACAAGATTCAGTTCATAGCCTGGAAATAGGCGACAAAGCTGATTCAAACCCTCCCGTCTTAACCGGCGGGAGGGAATTTACAGGAGGAAAAATGGCAAATCTACAAAAGACTGATATCGCGCCCAGAAGCAGACCCAATACCTCAGCAACGGCAATGACCAACACCAAGGAAGTTCTCGCTAAGGAAAAGCGCGTAGTGATAAAGATACCTTCCACAGAAAAGGACAAGACAGCGGTAAAAATTGGAATCAACGGACACACTATTGTAGTGCCGAGAGATATAGAGGCTGAAGTACCTATGTCTGTCGTAGGCGCTCTGAATGAGTGTATTGAAACCCACTACTTCGCTGTGGACGGAGGAAAGGACTCGGAAAGCCAGAAATACGAGAAGCGCGAGGTTATGCGTTTCCCTTACCAAATAGTCCGACAGGTTGAGGAAAAGGCAACAATAGATACACCAGAATCGGCCAAGGAGTAAATCATGGCGTATTCCGTAAGGGCGCGATTTGATACCGGATTCACCACTCTTTACGCATTAATACAGAGTCTTGAGTTCGGCGCGGGTGTGTGGTGGAATAACTCTACCCAGCATTGGGATAGCCCTACAGATGGAATGGAACCAGATGGATATACACCGGCTCCTGGTTCATTCGTTGCCCTTACGGAAAGCTCTGAGAAAGGAATATATACAGGAACATTCACAAACCTCACTCCAGTCAAAGGAACAGTATATCGTATTTGGCTGATGGACGGGAGCGGAGGACTCGTCAGACCTGACAGTGGATTATGTCATTTTAGGATGTCTGAGGTTCCGTATTCAGTAGGAGACCTGTCTGCGCTTGACATAATAAACAGAATACAGCGTCGCCTTCGCCTTCCCGCGTCCTCAGCCATAACCGATACCCACGCTCAACTCATGCTGGATTTCATAAATGACTCGTATCGCACCGTGTTCACGAATATAGGCGTGATGAATGAACTCAAGGTGAGAGGAGCATTTTCAACGCATGGTGGCGGTCCGACTCTTTGGCCCATATATCCGATAAATTGCGAATATGTTTCATATCTTAATTGGATAAAATACTATGCTGGCTCTCCAGATACATTCCCTCTTAAAAAAATAACTTTTGAGCAACTTGAAATTGAAAATCTAAAAATGCTGTCCGCTGGAGACCCACTTGGTTATCCAAAATACTATTGCATTAGGCAATCCCCTGGTAGATTCCCTGTGGTCCAGTTCTATCCAGATATATCTCCAGAATTCACATCTTTTGAATACGAGTGCGCCATAAAGCCGCAGCCACTTTCTGCCGCCACAGACTATCCTATGTGCGACCCTATGGTTCTGGTATACGGTGGAACCATACTCGCAAAGCGGGATGCCGGTCTTGACCCTTCCGCAGAAGTTGAACTTCTAAATAATCTGGTCGGAACTATGGACTTCAATACCGACCATGCTGTGAGCCAGGAAATTGACTGCTAATGGCTAACCGAACATTCACTTTGCCGATTCTTGACCTGACCGGAGGGGAGAACAAACTATCCCCGATTACGGCCATGCGGTCAAAATACTCGCGGCTGATGAAGAACTGTTATGTCTCCAAGAACGGAGCAGTCAAGAAAGTTCCTGGTTATGCTGCCGATAGCACTATTTATTCTGGAATAAATATCCGTTCTGGTTTTGAATACCGAAAGGCCGATGGGACTGTTGAAAGGATTGTCTCCGGCTCTGCATCTTCTGCCAGCGTCCAGATGATTTTTAAGGGTCTTGACGACGCGGCCAATGCAGATGGAGCCGGGATTTCAAGTTGGCTGAGATGGTCTGGTGCAGCTGGAACTCTTAACGATTTAACATTCACGGGGGAGTATTCAGGGTTCGCTACTGGACATTATGAAATCAGGGTTGATTCAGCCGGAGCGCCAGACACTTTCCAATGGCGTTTTGTAACGTCAGAGATAGGATTTCCGGCAGTTGGTGCGTGGTCTCCTTCAACCGCGATAACCGGAGCCGCACAGACTATTTCCCAAGGCATATCTATAACCTTCTCCGCTACCACAGGACATACCGCCACTGTGCCTGGCCCTTGGAAAATTTACGTTTATTTCCAGCCGCCTAAAATTGATATGGTGGTTGACTCAACATCTTTCACTGGCGCGGCTAACGCATATTATGAGGTCATAATTTCAAATGTTACCGACGGAAGCTTAGTGCTGGTGGATAGTTTTAAATGGAGAACTTCCGCAGGAGTTTCCGGGCCTTGGGGAGCATGGTCAGCCGCGATATCAATAACTGGGGCCTACCAAACTATTGACTCTGGAGTTAAAGTTAAGTTCTTTAGCACAACCGGACATCTGATAAACAGCAAGTGGGGTATCAAGGCCCTTAAATCTTATGCCTCCACCGGGATTTTCAAGCATACCACCACAGGCGGAGCCTTGACGCTGATTTATTCTGGCTTAAACGCAACAAAGCTTGTCAGATTTGCTCAAATGTCAAACGAACTTATTATAGCCAACGGTTCTGACAGGGCTTTGTTCTACGATGGCTCTACGGTCAACGATTTGCCTCTTCCTCTGCCATGGGGCGCGACTTTCAGTGGCTTGGGCCTCAACGACCTAACACTGGACGATTCTTCATTTGAAGGGCCTTCTGACTACATTCCCAGCTATTACGTCGAAATAGAGTCTCAATCTCCAAAAGTCATGTGGTCTACATCGCTAGAGGACATGACCGCTTCAGGCACTTTTACAGGCACAGAAAAGACGGTATACTTCATAAAAATTTCTACGGCTGGAGCAACCGATTACTTCCAGTGGAGTAAAAATGGCGGGACATATAGCTCCGAGATTGCTATAACCGGAGGAGACCAGACCATAGAGGCAGGCCTCAAGGTTAAATTCGCCGCCACTACCGGACATGGAACAGGCGACTATTGGGCCATCTCTGTTGGCGCTGACATTATAAAATATCGCCGCACTCCTGCCGCAGGCACGGATGGTTGGAGGAAGTCTACTGCCGCGACATATCGAGAATACATAGAGTCTGACCATAACGATATTCTGGACGGAATAAGATTAAATTTTGACGATATAACAGGACACACTGTTGCTAACAACTGGAACATCACCTGCCTTTTGGGAAGCACGGAAATACCTATTTTCGGGGGGCCTCACGTTCATAAAGGACGTATGTGGGTCATAGACGAGAACAACAGAATGACGGCCTATTATTCTGCGCTGGATAACCCTCACGATTTTTCCACAGTTGACAACGCCGGGTACATAGACTTCAGCCTCGTAATGCCGCAGGGCGATTCCTTGATGGATATAGCCTCTTTTGCCAGCTTCATTGTGTTTTTCTTCAAGAACAACATTCTGGTTTACTCCGGTTCAAGCCCAATAAGTACAGGCGACTTCGCCATTTATCAGCATATCAGCGACACCGGAGTCGTCGGCCCAAACACGATTTCAAATCTCGGTTCTGACCTACTGTTTCTGTCTCCGACTGGTGTAAAAACAATGAGCCAAGTCGCTAACACTGGCTCTATGGACATCGGAGACATTTCCGAATTAATAGACCAAGACATCATGGATTCAGTGAAGGCCAATACTGGAGATATTTACTCGGCCTGCCACAACAAGAAACAGGCGTGGTATATGCTTTTGGTCGGAGCTACGGTCTATATTTATGCCTATCAGTATAAGGCATGGAGCCGGATTGTTCCTCCTAACGCCACCACAGCCAAAATCCTCTGTATGTTCACGGCGCAGGACGGCCAGGTTTATATGGGCGGCCAGGACTATCTTTTCAAGTATGGCGCATCAGACACCGTGTTCACCTTCAATGGCGTAAATCCGGCTATGGAGTGGCAGACCGGCTGGTTCAAAATAACCGATGCGAGAATGTGTTTCCCTCGGACTCTTGAGATTGACTTCCTGAGCTATATCGCGGAATCGGTTTCCGTTAAAGTCAAAACAGCAGGACTGGATATTCAGACGGAATATAGCGCGTCATTCAATACCGAGTCAGCCACCGTTCCGTCAACGGTCTATGGCGACGGCGTGATAAATAAGATAAAATTGCCGATAGGCGGACAAGGCAATATCGTGAATTTCACATTCACCAACACCGGCTCAGGCTCACTTGAAATTAACAGCCTTAAAATAGCCGGACTGGTGGGGGCATAAAAATGTCTTATATCCAAGAGGTTATAGCTAATTCAGTACGGTCAATATACGGCGTGTTTGAACAAACACTTGCCGTGGGTAAACTCACTGCTTCATGCGCTCTTGACGTGCTAGGAACGATTCAGGCTAGTGCCTTGAAGTTTGTCTCCACCACTGCATACCAGACACAGATTCGCGGCAATGGAAGCCCAACTGCCGACGCTGATTACCGACTTCCACCGGCTGATGGTTCTGCAGGCCAGGTGCTTTCCACTGATGGAACCGGGGCACTTTATTGGGGCGCGGCAATAAGTTCAGGCACAAAATACACAAAAGCTTTTTCCGATATGTCAGACGCTTCACTTGAGAAGCAGATTGCGCTTTTCACTCTGCCATCCAAGACTATAATTCTTGGAGTAACAATCAAGCATAGCACGGCTTTCTCAGGGACAGGAATAACTGGCATGACTGTAAGCGTAGGAACAAGCGGAGACAAAACCAGATATTCGATAGGATTCAACGTTTTTCAGGCGGTTGCAGCCGCTACTATTGGTCTTTTCCATTGTTTTCACGCTGAGAGTTTTGGGGGAGCAACAACCGTTTATCTGAACTGCAAATCAGTCGGAGCAAATCTTGACCAACTCGCAGCCGGAAGCGTAGATATTTGGGTTTTAACCGCGACAATGCCATAAGGAGAAATATGCCACCAATCGTAAGAAGTATGTTGGGAAGTCTTAAAAGCCAGGTGTTCACCTCAAGTGGAACATGGACGTGGCCTGACGGCGTTAATTCCGTTGAAATACTTTTGGTCGGTGCTGGTGGTGGCGGCGGCGGAGGTAGAACCGGCACTGGAAGCGGTTACTCCGGGGGAGGCGGTGGAGGCTCAGGACAGGCAATAAGAGCAGTGGTTCCTGTGTCGGCAGATGTAGCCATAACCATAGGTGCCGGTGGTGCTGGCGGAATAGCAGATGCAGATGGCGCAGATGGCGCAGATTCGTCTTTTGGCTCTTTAGTAGCCCTCGGCGGTAAGGGCGGTGAAAAAGGCGCAATATCAACTGGAGGCGCGGGTGGAGATGGCTATTCCGGTGGTGGCGGCGGGGGAGGCTGTACCAGTGGGCTAGGGAACGGAGGAGATGGCGGCTCTGCCGTAGATGGCATAATCGGCACAGGAAATGGCACTCCAGGAGCCGGTGGAAAAGGGGTCAATGAGTTTTCAAATATAGCCGCTTCGTTCACCAAGTTTGATGTGTACGGCAACAAAGGCGTGGGTGGGATTGATAGCGCAAGTCGCGCAGGAGGCGGAGGGGGGGGAGCTGGCGTACAGACCTCAACAAATTCTGGAAATGGCGGAGCCGGTGGTTACGATGCAGTTGCCGCGACTGTCGGAGTTGGTCAGGGCGCTGGCGGAGGAGGAGGTCAAGGAGATGGAGGGTCTGGCCCTGGACTTGGGGCTGCTGGCGCAGATGGCTATTGTCTTGTAATGTGGTCTTAGTAGTGCTATAATAGGCGAAACAAAAGGAGATTTATGGCAGCTAAAAATGTCGGTTACGAAGCGGTCGCAGGATATCAAATTTCAGACTCAGCCACTACAGGAAGCGGGGCATCCACCGTTCAATACAACGGCTATGTAGACAAAGAAGGTAACTGGTATATCCAAAAAGTTTCTGGAGACCTTTCCTCATCGGCAACCATGCGGTATATTCGCGGAGGAGACATCAACCTCTCTAGTGCGGATTACCAAACCAACTGGACTGGACGGGCCGCTCTGACTTACGTTTACTTCTCGGAAGTATTTTAACGGAGGCGAAATGAAATCGCTGATAACCTCAGTCCTGTTTCTGCTTTTGCCGTCAATATCCCACTCAGGAGTTGACGCATGGCGCATGAACCAGTTTACTGGCAAGCCTGATTATTACCAGACCGGAGTGGATTCCAATACGGTGGCTGCATTGGCGGTTTCAACGACCGCACTAGCCGCGCAGACCTCAGCTCTCAGTATTTCAACTGCCGCTAACGCCACAAGGATAACGGCTCTTGAGGTAAGCACTTCTACGCTTGAGGGTCGCATTGATAATCTTGAGATAAGCACTGCCACATTGGATTCTACGTTGGCGGCTGAAATTCTTGTCCGGCAATATCTCTCTACAAATGTTGCTGTTGACACTACTACTCTTGCAAATACCAAAATAACTGAACCGACACCGGATGGTTCTTCTGGTTGGGTATTAACTACTGATGGAGCAGGTGGCCGTTCCTGGCTTCCGCAGACTGGCGGAGGTGCTTCTTTGGCTGACTTCAATATCTGGCAGTCCACCAACATATTCAATTCAATCCTGATGTCAACTGGAACATACGGCTCAGGAGATACCCTTGACGCAACTGGTGCGGCTTCAAAGTTCTTTTTCTATCCCAAGAAAGCGGCAATAAGGGCCGGTCGCGTTACCGACACGAAATGGGACGATGCCAACATAGGAAACTACTCAATAGGTATGGGTTATCAGGCCCATACGTCTGGTGAGGGCAGCGTGAACTTAGGGTATGGGAATACGGTTTATAGTCAATACGGTGGCAACTTCGCTGGTAGCGGTAACGTTGTTGGTTCGGCTGGAACTGGTGCTAACTCTGTGGCTATCGGGGGAACCTCAAACCATGTTAACGATACCGCAGGAGCAAGCGGTGCTACTGTTGGAGGCAACGCCCTTAGTGTTGAGACAGACTGGGGCGTTTGCGTGGGCGGTAGCAACAATGCTGTAAATGGTGGCGGAAGCAGTTCCGTGTCTCTAGGCGGAGAAAGTCTTGTAGTATCTGGTGCTAAATCTGGAGCAGGTGGAGAGTCCGTTCAAAATGCGGCAGACCACTCGTTTGCTTGGGGAAAATATGTTGGACTCAGTG